CAATAATCCCGTTATGAAAATAGACCCCGCCCTCTATGTGACGATCGGCACGGCCGCGAAACTCGCGGACGTTGATAGGTTTTGGATGCGGCAACTGGTGCAAGCCGGCCGCATTGCCGGCGTGGAAATTGACGGGCAATGGTTCGCACTGCGAACGGCCGTCGAGAAATACCAGCGCTCCGACATGGGGCGCCCCCGGCTGCCACGGGCGGCGAAGGCGGCCAGCAAGCCGGCCGGGAAGCCGGCCGGCCGGAAAGCCCCCTAATTCCGCTGGGATTTCAAGGGAAAAAATAATTCCGGCTAAAGGGCTTGACGGGCTATTGCCGATCGGATATACTGGGACACATGACGCGGCAACGGGCCGCGAGGAACCCACGAAAGAAAAGGAACCGAAGCCATGACGAACGAAACGATTACCTTCCTTGGCCGCACCTACCGCGTGACCGACGAACTGGGCGTTGGGCCGGCGACCGCTGCACAATTGGGCATCGTGCGGCAGTGCATCATCGAAGGCGAGCGCGGCGCGGTGATGATGCTGCAAGTGTTCGCAAACGGAACCCGCCGCGCGATCAGCGGCACGGGCGGGCATCGCGTCTATGTTGATCGCGGCTAGTCAAAATAAATTGCCCGCCGGCACTGGGCCGGCGGGCATCGGAAACCACGAAACGAAGGGGCATGACAATGGAAAACGAAGGAATCTACTGCGGGGTGCGTTGGGTCTACGTTGACGGCGAGTATTGGACGGCCGGCCCGCGCGGCTATCGCTTCACGACATGGCGCGACTTCACCCGCTTTGTCGATGAAAATACTTGGTGTTGCCCGCGTGACGCTGGCGGCTGAATCAAAAGCCCCCGCGGCAACTTCGCCGCGGGGGAGGAACGATCGACACGAAAGGAACCCTAGCGATGAATAGCAACGAAATGTTTGATGCGATCGATAAGGCTACGCGGCTTAACCTTCGCGATCGTGCAGCCAAGGCGCCAACGCTTCCGAACTGCAACGTGGCCGATCTGCTGATTTCGATTTTCTCGCACAGCATGGACGCGGACGGTCTGATAAAGGCGCTGGAGTCTGCCGAAAAGGAATTGTGGGCGGCCCGCCGCGCTGCCGATCTGCGGCGCGATTACGAACTCGACAACCCCAGCGACGTTACCGCGTGGCGCATGTAACGCCGCAGCCCCCGCGGCACTGGGCCGCGGGGGCAATCGACCACAAGCAAAAAGGAAAATCACAATGGCGAAGGCAACGAAAGCGGAAGTTGGAATTGCAACGGAAGGCGCCCGGATGTTCGCCGTTAGTGCCAATGAGTCTTTGCACAGCATTCCGCGCCGCGTGATTGTGGGCAGGAAGCGCGAAGGCGAAAACGTCTACCGTTGCAAATACAGCGAGAAAGATTTCGGTTCCGGTTTCGCGTGGATTAACGGGCAGTTTCTTTTCCCGACTATTGGGGGCGCATGGGACGCTATCGCCTCGCGGCTTGATCGGTCAGCGGAGGAAATGAAATCCGCCGCGGACAACGCCCGCGCGGCGGCTGCACGTTCGCGCCGCGAGCCGGTCGCCCCCCCCACCCCCACCCCCTGACCGGCTGCCGGGGCCGGGGGCCGCGGGGGAAAACCCCCGGTTTCCCGGCCGAAAACCCCACGAAAGATTTTTGGATTCAAGGGCTGGACAGCGTATTGCCGAATGGCTATACTAGAACCAACGCGAGCAAATGAGACTTGCGGGAAGGAAACGAAAGGAACCCCAGCCATGTATCGAATCACCTTCGCAAACGGGACGGTGGAAAGCGGAATTAACTTCATCGTGGCTTGCCAGCAAATCCAGAATCGGCCTAGCGTCAACTGGCGGGCCGATGTTGGCGAGTGGATCGACGGCGTTTGCAAGGTGCGGCTGGACGGCCGAATCATTGCGACCATCACCGCAGCCTAACCAAACCAAACCCCCGCCGGCACGTTGCCGGCGGGGGCAGCCCAACCCCACGAAAGAAAAGGAACCCCAGCCATGACCACCGAAACCGCAACCGCCCCCGCCGTCGTGAAGTTCGCCGTTGGCACCACCTACTACACGCGAAGCGCTGGCGACCACAATTGCATATGGCGCTTTACGATCGTTCGCCGCACCGCGTCTAGCGTCTGGATCGCCCACGAAGGCGACCGCGGCCCCACCGTTGAGCGCCGCAAGGTGAGCGAATACAACGGGCGGGAAACGTTCAGCCCGTTCGGCCGCTATTCAATGTCGCCAACGGTTTGGGCGGATCGCGTGGCCGATGGCGTGGCCGATCGCCGGGATTGGTAGTCGAGTGAATAGCCCGCCGGCCGCGTTGGCCGGCGGGGGGCCGCTACAATGAAAAGCAAAGGGCCGCGCAAATGAAACTAAAAAACCTTCAGCAAGCCGCGCGGCAGGCCGCGCAACTCTGCGGCGTGAATTGGCAATTCGTGGCGTTCATCCACCCCGGCGCGGAGGTTTGGATTGTGCCGGCCAACCCGGACGAAACCGCGGAGCCGATCGCGGCAAAAATGCTTTCGTGGCCGTTCGCCGGTCAATCGCGCAGCCTAGAAGCGCTTGCGAGTTACGCGCAGCCCCTCGACGGCGCCGCGGCATCCGGCCCACGCGCCACGCGGACTAGCCGCATCTACCAGACGCGGGCGCAGGCTGCCGGGGCGCTCGCTCGCGAGTTGCGCGACCGGGCTAGGGCGCTGGAGGCGCAAGCCCTACGGGTTGCCGCCGTGGCCGCGGAGGATGCCGCCTACGGGCCGGCCTAGCCCGCCCCCGGCCGGCGGCCCATCCGGGGCTGCCGGGCCTCCAGCGGCCCCCAAGGGCCGCCCCGGCCGCCCCCCGGAAAACCCCGGTTTCCCGCGGGAAAACACGGGTTCCGAAAAAAATCTAGATTGCGCCTTGCACTATTGCCGATCGGCTATATACTGGGAACATGACGCGAGCGAATGAGACTCGCGGCAAGACTTCCGAAGGAACCAAAGCCATGAAGACCGCCACCGAAAACTTCCCCTGTCTGTTCGCCAGCCGCTACGAATCGTTTTTCTATGACGATTACGCTACGGCAACGGCTCACTTCGAAGCCGCCATCGACACGATTTGCGCGGCCGGCGTTGGCGCCTGCCAATGGTTCGTGACCGAAGAAGAAAACCGCGACATTCGCCGCGCCTACGAACTGACCGGCGCCGACTCGCGCCGCGGCGGGCGCACCGTCTGCATGACCGCAAGCCTAAACGGAAAGTTTGCCGTGGCGCTTGGCAACCTTGACGCGCGAGACTGCCGCTAAACCAACAAGCCCCGGCGGCATCCGCCGCCGGGGCAGGGGGGCTAACGATGCCGCTACTATTCGACCGCTGGGATTCGCCGGGAGTTGCCGCCATGCTGCTAGCGTGGGCCGACAACCTCGACCGCTGCTATGCGGAAGCCGCCGCAGCCGATGCGGCCCGCGCCGCCGAAGCCGCCGAATGCGACGGCGAGGAATGCGATTTGTTTGACCCCGTGCGCGACGGGTGGGTAGGGAAGGACGGCCGCCCATGAAAACGCAAATCGATTCCGTTTTGCGGGCGCTCTTGCTAATCCGCATTGGGCAGGAATTGGGAACGGATTCCCGCCTCGCTCGCGCGGTTCACGATGCGATAGCAGCGATCATGGCGCTGGCTTTCTGACCGCGGCAACGCATTGGCAAATAGCGTGGCGCGCCTCTTTACTGCCAAACCAAAGGTTACACACCTCGACCACCACGGCGCGCATCAGTAGGTCGATCGCGCGGACGGTGGCCGGCTTCGCGCCCCATCGGGCTTCCAATTGCTCGCGGCATTTCGCCGTGAGAACGGAAATCGTCGCGACCGTATCGGCCCCGGCCCGCGGCGGTTCCGGCTTGCGCGCGAGGATGGTCATTTGCGCGATCGGGAACCAGCGCAAACACTCCTGCACCATAACGTCGGTGGTATGCTCCAGCGCTTCGGCCGGCTGGCCGATGCGCGAACGTACCTCATCCTGCAACTGGCCGATTAGCGTTCCCGCCGCATCCCCCACGCGCAACCTCCCGCTATTCAAAGGCTGGCCGGTTTGCGAAGCGCGGGGGATGCGGCGGGGGCGCAATTGCCACCGGGGCAGTTTTTGGGGCCGGCCCTGCCGGCCTTGCATTTGCATCCAGACGGGCAAGGGCAGGGGGTAGTATGGCCGTCCCCGTGGCGAATAACGCCCGTTCCTGCGCAATCGTCGCAGCATTTGCCGGGGGTTGGCGGGGCAGGGGCCGGGGCTGGGCCGGCGGCATCCGCGAATGCCGCATAGGCCACGGCGCACGCGGCGGCAGCCCTTGGCGCCTCCGCGTCAATGGCGGCCGGGTCTGCCGATAGCCAGACGAGAACGGCCGTTAGCCAGCGCCACAGCAACGCGAACATTTACCACCCCTCCCCATGCCGTAGCGTCCGCTCGTCATCGGGCCTCGCGTGCGCGTGTACGAACTGCGGTTGCCCCTCATCGGTCGGCGGCTGTTCGGCAACAAGCATGATCCATAGGCCGGTTTTCGCGAGCCGCGCGAGCGCCTTTAGAAACGGCCGATCGGCGAGCGGCGCCGGCTGCGGCTTTGCGGACGAATACCACCACCCAACAAACAAACACGCGGCGCAGATGATCGCGAGCGTGCGGGGTTTAATCGTGACCATGAAAGCCCTATCGGTTGGAAAGCGTATCGATTGGCGGCTGCACCCAGCCGCCATGATCCAAAACGCGGAACTTGAAACCATCGACGCCGGCAATGGAGAAACTATCGCCCTCGCTCAACGCGCGCTGCGCGTCTTCAAACGTGATCCAATAGGAGCCGTCCGGTTGGTCGGCTGGATTCTTGCCACCGCCCTGCCAATTCGAACCCCATGAATTGATGATAAGGATGCCGTCGCGCGGGTTGCGCATCGTGCCGGCGGCATTCTTCGCGTAGCGAACCGAAATCGCGCATTGGCAATGCGCCCATCCTTGCGGCGTGCGCCTCGCGAATCCATCCTCATCGCGCGTAGTAGACCACGACAAGCCGCAGCAAATCACCACGGGGAAGCCCGATTCCAAACTGGCTGCGCATTGCTCTACATTTTCAATTAAGGCGACGTTTCGCGCGCGGTGTTCGTTCGCGATCTTGTCGAGGCGGCCAGCGTCATTTTTCCCGCCGCATCCATACGCGCCCCAATCCTTCGCGCGGGATGGATCGTATGCGGTCAAATTAATCCCGTTGCCGTAATCCTTGCGGTAGAGAATCCCGCCGATGCCGGATTTCATTCCGGCGCACCAGCGGGCCGCGGCGGCCCCGTAGGAACCATCCATATACCCCGCAAACGTGATGCCGCGGGATTCACAACGGCTCCCGCCATAGATGGCTTCCGTTGCCACCAGCAACGGCGGTTCCGGCAGCCGGCCTAGCGCATGGTCTACGCTCTGGCCTACGAATGATCCCATAGCCCAGCCGAAACTGACGCAATCGCCGATGCCCTGTTTCCAAGGCCCGAACGGCCTTCCGTAGACGGCGCGGTGCGCCTTGTCGGCATAGCGCCACAAAAACGCATCGCGGCCTTGCGCTTTTGCCAGCACTTCCGCGCCGGCCTGCGCGAAACGCGGCTTGTCGAGTTCCTTGAGGAACTGCCGCGTGGCTTCAGGGTTTGGCGTGTAGCCGAAATTATTGTTGGCGACGGTCGATTCAAGCCGCCGCATCATGGCGCCGGCCACGATGGCGCACGCGATGCCGCCGGCAACCGCGAGAATCAACAGCCAATCAACCGGCTGGCTATCGCGCCGCATCGGCCGCCGCCCTCGCGATTGTGCGGAACGCGGCAACCCATTGCGCCCGCTGCTCCGGGGAAATCGGGCCGCCGTCCGTACCTAGGGCCGCGGTCATGTACCGATCGATTTCGGCCTTGACCTTCGGCTGCCGGGCGCCGAGCGAATCCCCGCGGAGGCGGATTTCGCGGGCGCAGATTCGCAAATCATCCAGCGCCGCCCCGGTGCGCAACCGCGGTTCGGGCTGCATTCCATCGTATTCGACCACGGCGCCAAGTTCGTCGGTCAGCGCCGCCAGCGTGGCCGCATCCGCGGCGGCCGTGGGGCCGATGAATCGGCCGCGCAGATTCACGTCGGATTCGGGCATCGGCGCCGGCGTTGGGGTTTGGCTTCCGCTGTTGAGAAAATACGAAATGGCCGCGCCGGCAGCCAGCGCAGCCGCAAGAATCTTTCGGGTCTTCGGGTTCATTCCTTGTCGCTCCCGTTGACAAGCGCCAGCGTCAGCGCATCGACCGCGGCGCGCTCTTTGTCGGTGAGCGATTCGGTAGCCAGCAACCGCCCGCGCACAACGGAAAGCGCGTGGATCGCTTCCGCGTAGGTAGCGTGCGGCTTCGCCGCCGGCATGGGCCGCAGGGATTCCAGCGACAACCCGCCGGCCCGCGCCGGCCACACCGCAACAGCCACCGCAGCCGCAAGCAATCCAAGCGTTATCATTTTGCGAGCCTCACCAACGGCAACAGCGATTCAATCGCGCCGGCGGCAAACATCAGCACCAGCGCCCGCACGGCGGGCCGGGCGACAACCCAAAACGGGTAGGCGAGCGCCGGCACCATGTAGTCGGCCAGCCCGTCGAATACGATTCCGACCGCGGCCAAAACCATTGCCTTTTTTTCGGCTCCGGTTTGCGGCAGCGAATCGACGGCCGCCACCGCGAACCGCATCGCGGCAACCAGCAATTCGCCAAACTCCGCAACCGTGATTCCGCCTTGCGCCTTCAGCCGCGCAATCGACAGAAACGCGGCCAACTTGTCTTCGAAGGCCAGTTGATCCCGTGCCGCCATGTTCGGCGCTTCGCTAATCAATCCAGCACCCCCACGATGTAAACGTCTACCGATGCCGCAGCCGTTGCGGAATCGTTTTGAATGTGAACGTTGCGCGATGATCCATTGGCCGCGTAGCCGTTGCCCGTATCCAGCGCGAACAGCGTGCCGCCGGGCGGAATGGAAATCGCGCCGGCGCTAAACCCGCTCCACCGATTCGTTGCCGTGCCGCCGAACGTGATCGCGGCGGTTTCGGAGCGGTTGACCACCAGAAACATTTTGATTTTGTAGAGCGCGATTGAACCGCTGCCGCCGAAGGCCGACATGGGCAGCGCGAACAAATCGATGGTTGCATCGTCGCCGGCCGGGATGGCGAGCAAATCGCGCCAGTAGGCATCCGCCTGCCCGGCCGCGCTGCCGTTGGAAAGCGCGACGTTTTGCACCACGGTTGCCGTGTCTGTAACCGCGGTCGCGGTCAAATCGTCAACCCAACGCGGCACCAACCGCAGCAAGCCCGTCAGGGAAAACGTCGATGCCATTGGCTACTCCGCGGCCACCGATGTGCCGATGAGAACGATGCTGTACGCGATGGGGTCGCCGTGAACGTTGGCGATCCGTAGCAGGCTGTTTGACGCATCGACCGGCCACGCATCCGCGTTATTGACCGACAGCATTTCGGAGCCGGGGCCGACTTCGAACGCATAGGTTTGCCCGGTCGCATCGGCCCCCACGCGGAGCGATAGCCCGGCGTCCGTTTCCGTGTTCACGATCCTCACCGCGCGCAACTGGCGAATCGTGCATGGCACAGAAACGCCAAGCGTCGTTTGCGTCAGCGCCAGTAAATCAATCGCATCGATGGATTCGGCCGGCACCGTGCGGCTATCGGCCCACACAATATCCGCGGCCCCCGCCCCGGAACCGTCGCTAATGCTGTAGGTCGCGGTGACGATGTTCCGATTGGCAACGCTGCCATTTTCCTGCGTGTCAACGCGCGACCACTGAACCCGCGTTGTCACGGTGCCGCTGAAAATGTCGCTGGTGGACTCAGCCATTTAATAGCCCTTGCGCTATGGCGCGTTTCACAGTGTCAACCGAACAGCCGAGTTTCCACGCTAGATATTCCAGTTCGCCGCGCGTGGGCTGCGGTCGGCTTGTGACCTTGCCCCAAAACTCTTGGGTTGCCGTGTAGTCGCTGACCGCGGATTGCGATTCGCCGGCAGCGGCTATCGCTTCGCGCCCGTCAGCGCCACCACGGCGCCAATGGTTCCAACGCGAAATCACAACCAGCGCCTCCGCGTTCAGCCTACGCGCGGCGGGCCGGCGGCGGCCGGTCTATGGTTCGTCGGTTTCGCATTCGGCAAGGCAGCCAGCGTAGCCCGCTATATCCACGATTGAATCCGCGGTTTTGCGGTCGCCTTGGTGCCGCGCGCACTTGTCCAAAATCATGATGAGCGCCCAATCGGCGGGCGTGAACGGCTCGCGGAGTTTGTCGGAGAAAATCGCGTTGATGGCGCCAACGGTTCGCGCGAAATGCTCCCGCGGCGGCGAGTAGTTCGCCCGCCGTTCGCGCGTCGTGTCGGCCGCGGTGCGCAACAGCCGTTCCGCGTGGCTTTCGGTGCCGCCCGCGGCGGCGATCCCGTCGCCCAACAGCCGGGCCGGGGCCGGGGCCGGCTGGCTGCACCGCTGGCTACGCAATTCCCGATCCCCGCGCAGAATCCAATCCGCGGGGTGCGTGTCGGCTGCGGCTTCGGCAACGTTCGGGGCAATGCCGGCCGGCGTGTCGGTTTGCATGGGTGGCGTTTCCTTTTTCATGGCATCGATATAGGCGAGTAGCCGCAGCACATCGGCGGCGAGCGTGCCAGACGTTCCCGCGTCTAGGCATCCGCAAAACCGGAGCGCCCGCTGCTTTGCCTGCGCGAAGTATTCATTCGAAAGGTTCATGGCGTTGCCATTATCCACGGCCCGCCGGCTGGCGCAAATCAATTACGAAGACCGCACCGCGCCGTCTGCGATGCGGTAATTGTGAACGTCGAAAGACCCATCCGCGGCAACGTCGCAAATGGCGAATCCATGATTCCAAGAGTTGATAACCGAATAGGCCGGGGTGAGGTCAGCAAGGCAGCCACACGACCACGAAAACGTTTCCTCATGCCACATATTCGGCTCGCTGTGACCGCTGGTGCGGTGATGATGCCCAACTAGAACCGTCGTTTTCGTGCGCACCCACGCGCCGCGTGCAGCGTTCACCGGGGAGGCTAGTTGCCGCGGCAGTTCGTGACCGTGCAGCACGGTGAGTTTCCCCAGCATCACGGGCCGCTGATCCTCGACTAGATCGATGCCGTGTTGCTTTAAATGCAGCCAGTTATCCAATCCCATTTCCGGCATATCGGATATTTCGGGCGCGTGCTGAAAAAGCCAATGCGACCAACGTTCCTCATGGTTTCCGGTCTTTAGCACGATTGGGATGCGGCGGAACTCTTGCCGCAGCCACGCGAAAAACTCGCGGGCCTGTTGTAGTTCGCGCTTGAAATCGCGCTCCGCGGGGTTTTTCTCCCACCGCGAAATGGAATAGAAATCGACCGCATCCCCGTTGATGAGGATGCCGCGCACCTTGTCGCGCTTGAGCGTGGCGATTGCTGCGGCAAGCGCGGAATTGGAATGGTAGGGAATGTGAATATCCGACAGGATGCCGATAGGGCCGGCCGCCGGAAACTCAAACCGCAACCACGGTTTTGCGATCGACACGGGCGGCGCGAGCGTTTCGCCGGCAGCCCGCGGCGCCCGCTTGAACGCCGGCGCCTTGCGGCCGTTCGCATAGTTCGCCGACAGTTCGCGGCGCACCCGCGAGCGTGCCGCGTCCAGCGTAATCGCCCCCTTGCACTTCGCGACCAATGCCCGCGCGATCGATCGCGCGGGATGGTCTGGATGCCGCGCGATGATGTTCCGCGCCATGCGTTGGATCGGGTCGAGCGGCATTAGTCCTCTTGCTCGTCGGGCTGGCGGAAGCGGTAAGCGTGAATGACGGCGGCCAGTTCGTCGGCGGATTCCGATACCACCGATTCGGAGAAATCCGGCCAGCGCGCATGAATCCATTCATGCACCAACACGTTTAGAAAATCTTCCCCGTGCAGTTTGTTGGAAATGCGAATCGTGCGCGTGTTGTAGTCACAATCGCCGTGAATCGTTTTTGGCACGCGGCAATGGCGGATCGTCCACCGGGCGCCGTTAACGTAGATAGCCCGCGTGCGTGCCATTGCCGCGGTTATACGGGGCGGCGGCATGATTCCGGCCCGTCTAGGGCTACTCGCCGAAATAGAACTTTTGCGCGGCCTTGGCGGCATCGCGGGCCGCATATTGCGCACGGTTCCCGGCTTCCGTAAGCCACCGTTTTCGGGCCGCGCAGCCGCAGCCCCCCGGCTTTCCGGCGGTTCGGGTCAACTTCTCGACGCGCTCTTTCGTGATGCCTATGGCCGTTAGGCCGCGCTCCACCAGCGCCCCAACGTCAACCGGCCGCCATTGGGGAGCCGGAAGCGGCCGGCATTCGCGGAATGTCGGCAGCGACTTGGCTTTATATCCGCACGTCGGGCAGGTTTGTGATGGATTGTCGAAATCGCAATTCATTGTGCGTCGGAAATGGTGAGGGTGACAATACCGCTCCACCGAAACGATTTTGGAAGCGGAACGGGTGTTGGCGCAAAAATGTAAAAACCGCCCGCGGCATTTTCCATGAACTCTTCGTATCCCGCCTGCGTCCTATTCGTGAAGTTGCCGCCGCCGGTGCGGCCGTACCAAGATTGCGCGTAGTTTGGATTATTTTTGAAATACTCCAGTGGGTTGTATAGCGTGACGTTTTGATCCCACGGCGCCGGCGCTTGGCAGCATTGCTCAAAAGGCCCATCGCAACCGCCATTGCACGGCACTTGCGAATACATCCATTCATAATATCCGTTCGCAAACTGGCACGGATCGCCGGAATATCCGCCGCGCACATATTGCAGCCACCACGGAATGTTTAGCCAATTGCCAACCGCGACTGAATACAACTCGTTGTATGCCCAAAACCCGAACTTGTATTCCGTTTCGGAAACGGGCGAGCATGATGGGGTTGATGTAATGCACGCATCAACACACTCCTCACCGCACGCGGTCGGTTCGACGCTTGGCGGAAGGGCCGGCAGCGACAGGAAACGCTCGTCTTGCAGTGGTTGGTAAGGGCCACTCCAATCCGTGTTTCCCATGCCGCGCAGCACCACAATCAAGAACGGATGCGAAATCGTGACCTTGCACTTTTTTACGCACTGCTGGCACGAAACATCGCACGTTTCAAGGCTAACGGCAAAACCACCGCCAGACCATGTTAAGCATCCGCCTCCGTTCGTACGCGCCAATACATATGTGCCATCTGTGAAGTTTAGGTAATTAGAAAAGCGCGTGTAAAACGTCGGCGGCAAATCGTTTGCCCACACAACATTAAGCGCGATTTCTTCCGGCGGGGTTTCGTCGCGACGGCAGCACGGATGGCAGCAATCGTATGAAGATGGCGGATCGTAGTACCCGCCGCCCGGCTCAACGCTGATCGTCTGCCCGTTTTCGGATGCAGCCGAAAATGCGAACTCGCTGCATTTTGTTATCAGCGTTTCCGTAGTGAACGCAACAGATGCCGCGGCGCAAGCGCCGTTCATCAGTTTTGCCGTGGGCGGAACCGTCGCGCCTTTGTATTCCACGATAACCGTATGTTGCAGCGGAGAATTGTACCCCGGCGAATAGTATCCACCGCATTCAGTGTGCGAATACACGCACCCGTCCCGCGATAAAACAATTGGCTTTCTATTCAAGTAAACGCCACAACAGTCGTTTGCCTGCCATTCCCATGCCAAATAGTTTCCGCCGCCGTTGTCGATCGACAGGCTTTCGATCTTCCCGAAATCGGGGCTTTCCTTGTCTTCGTTGACGGTCGCCGAAATCTCTGCGCCGCTGCCGGCGCTTGGCAGGGTTTGCGTAATGGCTACGGAAACCTCCGCAACGTATGGCGGGAGCGATTCATCCTCGCGGTAGTAAACGCCGCCGTTGTCGATTTCCACGCTATCGGCAACGCCGGAATTGCCGTAATACTGCCCGTGCGGATCGACCACCACTTCGGTTATTGGGCCGCCCTTCAAATACTCGCCGCCCTGACCGGGGCCGATCGCGACAGACTGAATCGCGCCGTTTGCGTCTACAGCGTCAACGTAGGCCGCGCAATCCAATCGCGCGATGCCATCGACCACTTCGACGTTAATCCCGTCCCACTCTTGATAGCCCGTCCCCGGCGCATCGACCGTGATCGCATCCACGGCCCACACATCGGAAACATCGGCAGCCACGAACGGGGTAAGCGTAACCGACACGGCCGCGCCGCTGCCGGTCGATGAATTGACCACGGCCGACACAGTAGGCTCAACGTGCGCGGCCTTTACAAAAAAAGACGCGGGCGATAATTCCAGCGTGTCGGCGCCGAGCGTCAACGTTGGCGTGTCTCCGGTGACATACAAATCGCCGCCGTCCACAACCGTTACGCTATCGATCTTCCACGAAGGCGGCGATCCGGCAAGCGAAGAAAACACAACTTCCAATTCCGCGCCGGTTCCTTCCTGCGATGCAACCTCAATGGTCGCGGTCGGCTCAATGCGTTCAGTCTTTAGCCGCACGGTTGCCGCGGTTTCGATTGTGTCGCCTTCGGCCACGGTAAAGGTCAATTGCTCATCGTCAACGTAGCCGGTGCCGCCCTTCGTGATTTCGACCTTCGATATTGCCCATTCATCTACTCCGCATTCGTTTTGCGATTGCGTGACGGTTACAACGAACTCCGCGCCGCTGCCAGAACCGCTGGCCTCAAGCGTCGGCGCCACGCGGCCGAACTTCGCGTAGCCGCTGCCGGCATCGTCCAGCGTGACCGCGCTCACGGGGCCGGCATCGGTGGCCGGGTCGCCGCCGGGCGCGGTAACGTGACCGGCGGCCCCGCTTCCGAAGCACGCAGAAAAGGAAAGGTTGCACAGATTCGGCCCCGGTGATTTGTCGGTAAACCCGTCGAGGGTAACGGTTACGGTTTCGGGCAATTCCTCGCCCTCCGCGCATGGGCAGGCCGCGCAGCACGGGCTACACGGCGCCCCCAGCATGAACCCCACCGGGTACATACCAACGGCAAACGCGACAACAGCCCACAACGGAACCGCGGACGGGTCGGCCGCGATGGCGGCGAACAGTTCGGTTAGCATTCGGCCGCCACCAAATGCCAAGTTTCATCGATGAGCGCGCACGCTACCCAACGCTCATCCAGCGCGGCGACCGTTGCAAACCTGTTGATTGCTTCGAACGTCGGCACGGGGTCGCCATCCTCCAATTCGGTGCCGTCGCCGTTGTATCTCGTCACGGTCTTTGTCGATCCCTTCGCCCACCCGTTCGTAATTTTGCCTAGCCGCATCGTCGGCTTCGCAAACGGCTGCACGCACACCAGCGCAAACTTTCCGACGCCGGTTTCGTTTGGCTTCCAGATGATCGGCAGCCCTTCGGTGGCGCTCGTCTTCAGTTCGGAAACGTTGTTGTTTTTGGTGGTGGCAAACCAATGCGTTGTAGATTTAATTTCTATTTTTGCTTGCACCACTCCAGACAACGCCACCATGCCGACCGCATTGGATCGGATAGGCTCGACGGCAATAGCCACAACCGTTTCGTCGGCGACCGGCCCGGTTCCGCGCAGCACGGGATGCGTTTGGAACTGGAGCGTTTCCGGGGCGGATGCGCTGGACGTTGGTTTGATTTCGACCGAATCAAACCCGCGAACCGCCAGCACGCCAAAACGCGGAACGTCGATTCCCGATGCGTTTTTGCATGGCAGCGAAACGAACGGCGGCGCCGGCGTGCGCGGCGATAGCGCCGACATTCCCACCCGTGCGCCTAGCACAATGTCGGCGGCATCCTGCGCGCGGTTCCACGCGCGGGCCGAAATGGCCGACTCTAGCGGCTGCCCTCGCTCAATGCGTCCATCGGGGGCCGCCATTATGAGCCAATCCCCAGCGCCGAAAAATCGCCGTCGCGGTAGACCTTGTTAACGTAAACGTGCCGCGGCTTTTTAATGACGGTGTTTTGCGAAACGTCTTGTTCGTATCGCACCCACATATATTCATGGCCTTTTTTCTGGATGCCGGTTATGTCGCCAACCGACAGGGCCGGAAGCGTGGCGCCGGAACCCGCGTTCGGGGATGCGATAAACTTGAACGCCAGCGACCAAGGCCCGTCGCCCTTTTTCTCGTCCCATTCCTGTTGCCCGCTGCATCCCACAAACAGCACTTCCCCGGCCGCGAACGTGCGGAAGCCGGATTGATTGGTGGTGCCGGTGAGGCTGGCAACGTTTTTGATCCACGATGCCGTAACGTAGGCGGCCGGCACATCGTAGGTTTCCGACCATTGCAGCGCCGGGATTACAATATCAACGCCGTTTACGCGCTCATCGTCAACGCCGATCGCCTTTTTCTGGTCTGGCGCATTCGTGCCGAATCGCGACTCCGCGAGCGCTTGCGTAATGTGATGCGTGCCGCCGCCCGTGTCGAAACTGCGGGCGCGTTTCAGCGGCTCCGGTTCGTTCTCATCGTCGGCGCCCTTCTTTTCGTAGTTGATGGTCAGTTGCCAGCATTGATCCCCCAAATACGCGAGCGTGTAGGATTCAACCGTACACTGCACGGTCGAATACGGATACTGCCAGAAATACAGTTCCGCCATGATCTTTTGCGAAACGTCGGCGTGTACCTCTAAATCATCGTCGCTGCCGAAAATCTTGAACGATTTCGTATAGGTGGCCGTTCCGCGCGTGCCGGCCCGCACGATCGTGGCCGCGCGGCTCGCCTTGTCCTCAACCCATGTAAGCGGCATTATTCTGTAACCTTGGGTTTAGTCATGCCGCGAGTGTTTTTCGCCGTTTCTTCGCTGGCCTTCGCGATCCGTTCCTGCAACGTTGACCCGAAGCCCATGCCGGCGGCAGCCACCGCGGAAAACGTTCCGGCAACCTCGCCTTTGCTTTGCATGGAATCTTTGCCGGCAGCGTTCGCGCCTTCTTCGGTGGCCTTGCGCTGCGCGGCGGCGGCATCTTGATCGCGGGCGGCGATTTCTTCCTGCTTGTTGCCGAGTTGATCCTGCATCCGCAGGAACTCTTCTTCCGTAAGCCGACCCGCAGCATTGAGCGCGTGCAGTTGCGCGGCGAGGTCGTGCAGTTCGTCCATCGTCTGCGCGGCGCCGATGCCTTGCTCTAGTTCGGTGGCCTGCTCGCGCATCACGCGGTTTTCCCGGCCCGCCGCCGTTTTTTGGTTTAGGTTGCTTTCCGCGGCTTGCGTGGCCGCGCGGCGCTCGTCGGCGCGGCGCTGATTCTCGCGCTCGCGGTCGGCCTTGATTCCTTCCGCGTTGGCAGCCATTGCGCCTTGCCGCTGTTCGGCATCGGCTAGCATCTTGTCGCCTTGCTCGCGGGCGGCCCGCTGCCGGCCTTCAATCCCCGGCCGCGACTGCGCCCGCTGTTCGGCACGCATCGCGTTTTCATCGTCAATAGCCTTTATGCGCTCTTCGGTATCCTTCGCCCCGGTGATAAACCCCTGAACGCGAATCCATGCCTTTTGCACGTTGCCGACCAACCAATCAAACGTCGCCATTACGGTGTTTGCGATGTTGTCGAAAACGCCGATGATCGTTGCGCCGATTTGCGTCGTGGCGAGCGTTGTCCACATTTGATCCCAAAGGATCGCGATATTTGTCCCGAGGTCGGTGAAAACGTTTTGGATCGATGTGATCCACGAATCGACATAGGACATTAACGCTTCAACGCCGCGCAGCCAGCCGGCGACAAGCCCCGCCCACAAAATATCCATGGCGCCCGACAGGTCGCCCGCGGTGATGGCTTCGTAAATGCCGCTAAACGTTGTGGTGGCGGTTCCGTATAGGTCGCCCATCACAACCGTGGCATCGGCAACCGCTTGGTTGAATCCGCCGCCAAGCGCTTCGGCAGCCTGCCCGACAAGCCCACCCACGGGCGCAAGCGCCGATTTAATCTGCCCGCCGAATGAATAGACCAGCGCCCCGGCGCCAGCGATGGCGGCGCCCACGGCGAGGATTGGCGCGGCCGGCGCCAACCATGCCGCGGCCACGGCGGCGGCGCTGGCAACCGATCCGGCCACCACGCGAGCGGCCCCGGCAAGGTAGCCACCGAAGGCCGCAGCCGCAGCCCCGGCGAACGCGGCCAGCCCCGGCATTCCTCCCGCAACCCATGCCGCCGCTATCCGCGCCGCGTTGGCAATTGTTGCGGCGGCTGCGGCTGCCGTGCGTGCGATGTATTGCGCGAGCGACTGCCCGGCAGCCACGGCAAATGCCGTGACCGCGGGGAAGGCGCTCGCAAGCCACGCGCCCGCGATGGCGGCGGCGCTACTGATCGTGGCCGCGACGGCCGAAGCGGCTGCCGCGATGTACGCGCCGATTTCGGTTGCAATGGCGGCCACGGTTCCGGCGACGGCTACGGCAACGTCCGTTGCCCATGCGGCTACCATGCGGGCGGTGCCGGCCACGGTGGCGGCAACCGCGGCGGCTACGGATGCAATGTAGCGCCGCAGCCCCGCCGTGGATTCGACCGCGAACCGGGCAACCGCGGTTCCGGCCTCGCGGGCAATCGCAGCCCCCATCGCGACGAAATCGGCGGCCAGCCGGCGAACCGGCCCGGTGAGCCGGGCAAGGTCGCTTACCAGCGCCGAGCCGAATCCGCCAATGCCCGCCATCGATTTCCGAAGGATGGCAACGGATGCGATTTGAGCGCGTAGGCCGCGGGTCATGGCGACGAAAAAGCCTTGCCCGGCTGCCATCGAATGATTGAACCATGTAACGAACGGCGACAACGCCGCGGCAGCGGAAGACGCGGCAACGGTCGCAAACGTCCGCAACGCCCCCACCCCGGCGGCCCCGAACGCGAGCGAAGCCCGCACCCCAGCCAACAGCGCCCCGGAGGCTGCCGCCACGGCCCCGGCCGCAGCGTTGGCGGCGGATACCATCCGGCCGCCAAGGCCCACGGCGGCCGTTCCAAGGCCAACCGCCGCCCCGGCGGCTGCCGTAGCCAGCGAGGCCGCAAGGCCCGCCACAAGCCCCAGCGGAGCCAATGCAACCTTCGCCGCGGTCATCACGCCGCCAAGGCCAAAGGCCACCCCTTGCAGCACCACGCCAAGGCCCACCAGCGAACCGCCAACCGCGACCGCGCCGAATGCCACGTTGGAAAGCGTGGCGACTAGGGCGGCGTTTTTGGTGGCGAATGCCGTAATTGCGTTGATGAAACCCAGCATCGGCGGCAGCGCCGCCTGAATGCCGCCGGCCAGCGCATCGGTAATCGAAATTGCCAGCCGTTCCATCGCGGCGGCAATCTTGATTCCCGCGCCCGAAAGCCCGCTCATCAATGCTTGGAACTTCTGCGCGACGGGCATCGCGTTGCCCATCGCATCGGTCATCGATTCGAAGCCCTCGACGCCAACCTGCGAAAACACTTCCGCGGCGCGGATTGCATCCTGCCCGAACACGCGCCGGAAAATATCGTCGCGCATGGCGGCATCCATGCCGCGCGTGGCTTCGGCAATCGTGCGAATGATTTCGACCATCGGCTTCATCGTTCCGTCCGCATTGCGGAACGACATAACCGAAAGGCCCATCTGCGCTAACGCTTCTTCGGCCTCGTCAACCGGCGCCTTGAGGCGCAACAGCATCGTTTTGAGCGAGGTTCCGGCATCGCTGCCCTTGATGCCGTTATTAGCCAGAACCGCGAGCGCGGCGGAAACGTCGCCAATCGATTGATTCGACTGCGCCGCCACGGCCGCGACCATCGAAAACGATTCGGCCATTTTCGCGATTGATGTGCTGGACGAATCCGCCGCGGCGCTCAACGTGTTTGCGGCTGTTTCCGCCGACACGCCGAACACGTTCATGGCATCCGACATAACCACCGCAGCGGTGGCAACGTCCAATTCGCCAACCTTCGCAAACTCAATCGCCGATTTTCCGGCGCCGCCTAGAACGTTGCCAAGGCTCATGCCAGCCTTTAGCAACTCCAACATTCCCTGCGTGGCCTGCGTGGGGCCGATGCCGAGCGCCTGCGACATTTGCATAGCCGCCGCCCGCACGGCATCCAGTTCCGCCGCGGTCGCCCCCGTCGAGGCGCGGATGGAGAGGAGCGTATCTTGGAACTTCGTTCCCGCGGCCACGCTCGCCATGAACGGCGCAGCCAATCCAATGCCAGCGCCCCCCAGCCGCGCCCCGATCGAAGATAAATCGCGGCCCAGCCCCGCAATGCGGGCGTTGATCTTTTTCAGCGCCCCGAAAAACTTGGAAGGGTCGGCGCCGATTTCAACGTAAACTTGCCCGCTTCGTACCTTAGATGCGCTCATGCGAACCTTTGCCAATCCGGCCCAAACAGCCGTTTAAGGTCTTCGGGGGTTGCCTGTTTTGGCTTTGCCTTCTCAACGAACGGGTGGAACTTCGACGGTTCGGCCGGCGGTTTACTGGCGGGCTTGTGGGCGTTGTAGAACTGCGCCAACAGGTTTGCCGTATGCCACCAATCACTCTCTAAACGGGCATCCCTTGCGGCGAATAGTTGGCGGATTGTCCATTCGGCGGGGTGGCATCCGATGATGCCGGCGGCTTCCCAGACGGCATCCCAGATGGTGCGGCGAGGCTTTCCGCCGTCGCTTCCGTTACCTGCGCCTCCGCGCGGTCGAGCATTTCGGCGGCTACTTCGTCCATCTTGCTGCCGATGAGCCGAACCATCTTTCGGAGGCGCTGCGGGAAAAAATCGGCAAGTTCGCTTTCGAGCGCTTTGGTTGCCGCCTCCATCGAATCGCCGCGCAGTCCGTCTAGGAATTGCTCTTTCGTCAAACCCTTTTCGGCAACCTGCGCCAGAAGGATCGCATACAGCACCTCCCCGGCCTTCACGAACTGGGAGCGGAGAATCTGAAACGTCTGCCCGATCGTGGAAACGTCGCCAATATCGAATGGCGCTTGCGACCGGACGCGCTTGATGCTGCCGTCTTCCTGCGGCTGTTCCTCGACGCTATCGATGGAAACCATATCGCGCACGCGAAGCGCGGCGCCGATCGTCAATGCAAGCCGCCACGGCCGGCCTTCATCGTCGCGAAACTCAATCACGGGCAAACCTCCTGCAAAATGGGCGCGGTTAAAACAACTGCTTGCCCAATTTTGCTTCGACCGTGAAGGTTGCCACCCCGTCTATGGAATCGGTTTCCGAAATGCTGGTGACGATTGCGGGGAAAGACCACCCGGCGGCGCCGCCCGAAACGGTTATCAAGGTTCCGTCTGTCAGCGCATCAAATAGTGCGCCGAAATCGGCATTGTCGTTGAAATCAATTGTTACGGACGCATCCCAGCCGACCGAATACACGGCCGCCTCGCGCACGCCGAACTCGTCTATATCGATCGTGCGCGCCGTCGTGCTAAACGACACGTTGCGGGCGCTGGCAATGTTTCCACCGCACGACACGGTGCAATCCTTGCCGAGCGTAATCGCCACGGTTCAGCCTTCCTTGATGGTCAGCGTGAACGTAACGGCGCCATCGACGGCGATATTCTCGCTCACGCTCATCACGGAAAACTGACCCGACGCGGCCTGCGCTTCCAGCGAAGTAATCACGCCGGTCGGATCGTGACACTCGACTTCCCACGTTTTCGTTTTGAATCCGGCCATATTGGCCTTATAGCCGGGATTGCCCGCCGTCCCGCCGCAGTTGTCGCGGTTCGTAACGTCGATAACCTCTTGGTCTTCGGTGTATGACGCGCTGATAATCCCGTCGCCAAACGGCGGCGCCGTCCCGTCCTTACCGAGCGAAATAGCCATGCGGCTTTTCCCCTTTTGCGTGCGTGTGGTGTGTGGTTACTGAATCGCGCGAGCAGCCGAAACCGTGTAGGTCTTGATGCCGTCGATCGGATCGTCTTCCTTAACGGACGTGACGATGTAGTCCGCGGAACCCGTTTGGGTTCCGCCAAGCGTGAACGTGTCGCCGGCCTCGACGCCGGGATCGTCAACACACTCGACTTCGCAGGTCTGCTCAATCATCGCCTTTCGGAACCGGCGCGACGTGTCGCCGAACTTGGTAACGTCAACTTCGCTGGCGCTGTTCGTAACCGTGCAACTCCGCGCGTTTGAAACGCCCGTGATGGTCACATCTTTTCCGAGTGTAATCGTGGCCGATGGCATTTAGATTGCTCCTAGGGCAATACCGCGAGCCTATCGCGGACGCGGAATCCCGCGCGGGTCTATGGTCAAACGGAACGCACCTTGTCGCGGAAATACTGCGGCAGTTTGCGTAGCGCCTTTTGCACGTTCTCGCTGCCCATGTACGGGCGAGCGGGGTAGCGGGCCTGTCGCGTGATGCTGGTGCGCTCCCAGTTTTTCGAACGGAATCCGCGGCTAGTCCACAACAGCCCGCCGACGTTCGGCTGCCCGTTGGGCAGCCGCGGCAAGGCCCGGCCTTTGCGGCGGCGCTCGCGGGCGATCCATGCGGCGCGTACGTTGATGCGGTATGCGGTCAGCGTCAGCGTGCCGCCGAACTCATGGAGTTGATTCAGCCACGCCGCCTTTTCCGGCCCGATAACTACGCTTCGGCTGGAGAAATCGTAGTAGTCGCGAACGTCGCGATATAGGAACCGTTTCGGCGCCCACGATTTCGCCGGCTGGCCGGCACCGCGGGGCTTGCCGCTGCCGTATGGGGTTATGTCTTCGTAAAGCCCGCCCATAAACTCGACGGGCCGGCCTTGGCGTGATTTGCGGCGCCATACTTTGGTTTTCTTTGGCGCCCGCTGGCCGATCGCGCGGCGTGTGGCATCGCGCACATCGTGGCCGGCCTTGTTCAGCGCGCGGAACATGGCATCATTCAGCGTGCGGCGCACGGTGGCCGTGTCAAAAAAGCCGCGGCGCATGCGAAACCGCATCGCTAGCCGCGCTTGATATTCGGGCGACTGTACGCGCGCCACGCTAGGTATCCGTCGTGCAGATGCGGTAGGTCGCGCTGACCACGGCCCGCCATACGTTGCGCTCGTCTAGCGCATCGTCCGGGTTGATTTCGATAGCCGCGGAAATCGGCGAGGTCACGGCGTAAGGCCACGGGGCCGGCCAGTTGTGCGCCCGCACCAGCGTTAGGATTTCTTCCGCGAGGTCGAGCATTCCATCGGCATCGGCTTCCGCGGTAACGTGCCTGCCAATGAACACGTTGGCCGTGTAATCGGTCTGGTGTTGCGTGCGGCCGATGCGCTCCGATTGGATGCCGCCGGGGGTCACGAAGACCACGGGCTGCGACATTTCTTCCGCCGACACGGTGGCCCAGTTCCGCCGATGTACGGTGGTGCCTGCGATTTCCAGCGCCGACGCATTGAGGGAGGCGGCGAGCGCGTCACAGATGGCGAGAAGGGGGGAAGCCATGCGTTATTCCTCCACGACTTCCGGCGGCAGCAACGCCACCGCATCGGCCCACGGGATCACCTCGACGTTCGGCAACAGCACCGCTTTGTCGGCGGCCTTCCACATGGCAGCCAAAAGCCCGCCCGGCTCGACTTCGGTTAGCACGTCGGCGCACAGCATCAACCGCCCATCGGTGAGCATCCGCGGGATCGGCACGCAATTCGTGTTGCCGTGTTCCGCGTGCAGTTCCGCGAGCCGCGCGGCGAGCGTTGGCGTGAACACAAGCGCGTATTTACGCGCATCGTCTATGCCAATCGGAAAATCAAGGTCTGCAAGCGTCATGCTCTACCTAGCGATGCCTGAAAGGCTGTTAGTGCGTTGTGGAACGACAGCGCTTGCGCGTCTGTGAGTCCGTCGCCGATGCTATACGCCCTAAGCGCAACGCCGACAAACCATCGCGAGGTTGGTGTGGCGTTGCCATCGTTGTCTGCGAACACATGAAAACTTCGCGCGACAGATGCCGGCGTAATGCTGGTGGCTAATGTCGCGGTGGCGCTTCCGTTGGTAAAAACCTTGGCGCTTGTCGCTGAAGTGCGCGACACAATCTGCGAGCCGGCAACGCCGTTGTTGTCTGTAGTGATGGCGGCAGCGCCGCCGCCCCAAAACCCGTCGCCGCGTTGAGAAGCGCCACCGCGATGGTAGAGGCGGTAGAGTTGGTCGCCCGCAGCGTTTCGTAGGCCGATCATTTGCCCATCGGTGCCGGTATGTGCAGCGCGATACGCGGAAAGGTGGCCCGTGGCGAGTATTGGCAGCGTGTCCAAACTCAAACCCGTGTTCAGCCACTTTGCATTAGTAGCAAATGGAGTAAGCCCGCCGGCGGAACCTGTTTCCGTGTAGTCGGAGTTCACGAAATTGTTATTCGTATCGGTTAGGTTCCCGTATCGCGGCTGGTTGTATGCGGTCGCCGTTGACCCGTATTCGGCCTGCATCCCCCACGCGAGGATATGGCTAGTCTCGTTGAGTTCCGAAACGGTGGAAATCCCCGTTCGCGTGTCGCCGGAAGTTGGCAGCGTGAAAGTCTTTGTAAAGCGCGTCCATGTTGTCGTGACCGTAGCCGTGTCGGAATATGCGTTGCCGGCAAGCCACTGAATCTGTTTTGTGCCGCTGTTGGTTTTCATCCACACAGAAACAGTGACCTGCGCGCCGGTCGCCGGCAAAAACTGGTACAGTTGCCGGAAGTCATACGGGGCGGCGGGCGTTGTCATTTTGGTTGCCCGCCCGTAGCCCAAAGGCCCGGCCTCCGCAGACACGGCGCGGGTAACATTCCCGTTTCCGCCGCCGCTCCATGCGGCGTTGGTCATGTCGGTGCCAAACTGAAACAGGTTCGTTACTGTCTTGTCTGGAGTTAGGTAGAGCGGCACCAGCGCGGCGGAAAGATTCGACCCCGCGAAAATGCCCAAACGATAGAACCGATCGCGGATGCCGGCGGCGTCGATGGCATTGCAAAACGTATTCACCGCGCTCGCCGTGCTGGCCGATACTGTGCCGCCGTTGGCATAAACGCGGTTGACCCAATCTTGCGCATCGGCGTTGCTTACTTGCGGCGCAAGCGGCAGCCTCCATTTCGCCGACAAATAGCCAGCAACGCGGGCAAGTTCGGCGGCGCTCAGTTCGCGATCGTAATACAAAAACTCCGCAATGCCGCCGTTGAGCGGATACAACCCCGAACTATTCAGCGCAAACAATTGCGCATCAAAATTGCCCGACAGCGCTCCGGTGTAGTTCTCTTGCGTCGAATAAATACCGTTCGCGTAAGCGCGCACGGAACTGCCAGAAACAATGCTCGCGCCTACTGCCCACTGGTTTAGCGGATAGCCAGCCAGCGCGCTGATTTGCGTGCTTGACGTGCCGTGAATTGTCGTTCGAAGCGTGACAGATGGCGACCCCTGCAATGCCGACCGCGGCCCATTGTTCAATCCGCCGCGCCGGTAAATACCTTGATTGAGGGCCGAGCCGCGAAACACAAACACGGCCGTGTTCGCTGCCGTGTAAGGCCACGCGGCAACAGCCATCGAAGACGTTGCCCCGTAGGTGCGTAACGTTGCGCGCCCGGCAAGGTCGCTTGCGACGCGCTCCACGCGATTGCCCGCCGTGGATTGCGTGGCGTGCCGACCGTTGCCGCTCTTGTCGGCCCAATAGCCCACCGGCGCGCTTGAGGTGGTCGCCTGCGCGTGGACGTTAGCGATGCCCCATTTTGCGGCTAGGTAGGCTTCGACCCGCGACCGATCGGCACTCGACAACACGCCGTCGAACAAAATGATTTCGGCAACATGAGCGTTCAGCACAGTCGCGCCGTCTGCGCGAGCGCCGATGCCAATCACCTGCGATGCCGTCGAGTAGGTCGAAGTTATGTCGATCGTGCCGTAGCCGGCACCATTTGCAAACTCTTGAAACCTATGAACGCCGGTCGATGCGCCGTCTTTCTGGACGGTCATTGAATGAATAAACGGCGATGTTTGTGTTCGCAATGGAAGCGATGCCGATGCAGACGCGCTCCCGATGCTGACGATGTTGCTGCCCGCCGATTGGTATCTATCGTAGGGGCGAGCGTTTGGGCCGGAACCCAAAAGTAGCGGCGGCAAAACATACGTTCCGGCAGTCACAACGCTAAACACCGAAAACACCGTGACGCCAGCGGCGCCAACCGGAGTTGCAGGCGTCACTCGCAGCACATCGTTCGATCCATCAAACAAGACAGACGGCAAGCCGTTGATGCCCGTTGGCCGATACAGCGGCCGCGCGCCTGCCGTTGACTGAATGACATTGAATGCGCTTGGTGATTTGTCGGCCCAATATCCAACCGGATCGTTGGCGGCACTCGCCGCCGTCGTGCCGTTGCTGTTTTGCTTGAGCGTGGCCGCATCGCTCGCATCCCACCACCCCACGCACCCGCTAATGTCCAGCGGTGACGCCACGGCCACAACCGGCCCTGCGTCGGTGGTGTAAAGCGATTGCGTGTCGCCGCCATCAAGCCAAAGCGCAAGCCCCGGAACGGAGCGCGGGTCAAACTGCTTCGCTTTGGTGATTGCCGTTTGCCATCGGCTCATAGAATCCGCCACCGGCTAATGGCCGTGGAGTAGGTCAGCACCGCGGAGCCGCCATCGGCCGCCAAGATGTAATCGCCGCCCGTGGCATTGCGGAACCGATTTGCGGCCGTGCTGGACGCGGATTCATGTTTGAGCGTGATCGCCGCGCCACCGCTGGCGTTGACGTTGACCAGTAGCCGCAGCGCGCCGTCTACGGCGCCGGCGGCCAGCCCCGTAATATCGACGGCCGTGCTGGACGAAAGCCGCAACAGGTCGCACACCCCCGGCGTGTAGTCATTCTGCGAGGCCGACAGCGCGGCCGGCGTGACCACAACCGGCGACACGGCATCGCTGCCGCCTGTCTGGTGGCTTGACGCATGGGCGCCGATTCGGGCCGCGGCCAGCGTGCCGCTAGTTAAATCGCTCGCGTTTGTCGATCCGGCGGCGGCCCACGTTCCATCCCCGCGAAGGAACGTAGTAGCATCGGCCGTTCCGCTCCCGAGCCTCGCGGCGGCAACCGTGCCGCTAGTAATGTCGCCGGCCGCGTGCGTGTGCGATGCGGCAGCCTTGCCGTCTAGGGCCGATTGCGTTGCTGTAGAGATCGGCTTGTCTGCATCTGCTGTGTTGTCCACATTGCCTAGGCCAACGTCGCTTTTCGCGAGCGTCACCGCGCCGGTTTTGCCGGCCACGCTTTGCACGGGGGCCGCGCTCACCTCGACATAAACAGTCCCCGTCCATCGATAGGCAAGCCCGGTATCTGCCGCAACGTACAGTTTGCCGGCCTCGCCGGTCGCCGGGAACGCGGCGAGGTTCGCCGCTTCGATAACCTCCTCCGGGGAGGCGCTGACCACCACATAAGCGCTCCCCGTCCAGCGGTAGAGCGTGTTAGTATCCTGCGCGATGTAGATGGTGTTGGCGGCGCCGGTGGCCGGGAACGCTGCCGCGTTCGCGGCCTCGACCAACAGACAACCGGGGGCGATCGAATAGAACGGCATTTTTGCTTCCTACGTTGTCACGCCCACGCGCTTCGTATGCACGCGGATTGTCTGGTGGAACGGATCGCCGTTGTGGAACAGCGGCACGCCGCGCGGGGATACAACCTCAAAAACGATCGATTCGCCGGCCAGCGTTTCCACGATGCGATCCCCGCGCTTCGGCTCGCTGTGCGGGAAGTCTTCGGTTTTGAAAATGTAGTCCCGCGATTCCCACGATTCGGTGACGCCGCTTTGGTCTTGCGATTCGAACACGCTGCGGCCCACTACCGCGGTGGCCGTCGCCACGGCAGTGCCGCGGCGATACTCGACCGCGGCCCCGGCGCTCGCCTTTAGTTGATCGGCCAGCCACGCGGCACCGCTGCGGATTGTGTCTGCCATTGCCGCGCTCCCGTCCCCGCGCAAGACCCCCGGCGCGCCCGGTTAGGGCAGCCACCGGGGGCTTGCGGTGGGAACTAATGGAATCAACCCATGTTCAGCGCGACACGCACAACCGTGTCGGCGCTGGCGGCGGCGGCGGCGGCCTTGCCGGCGCGCTTGTTGCCGCTGCTGGTGGTGGTCACGTTGGAATTGGTCGAATCCCAATACACCACGGCACCCTGACCGATCGCACCCGAAGCCTTGGGCAGTTCGAAAACCCCCTCGACGGCCACGGCACCGAGCGCGTTCGCCGCAATCGGGCGATCGGCCACGGCAATCGTGTCATTCAGCGCCACAACGTCGCCCACGGCAACAGCCGAACTAGGCGTGTAATCCCACTTGTCGCCATCCTGCTTGAACGCAGCCATTGAAAAACCTCTTTCTACGGTTTCGGTTTTGGTTAGTCATGCCACCGCGGCGGCGCCTATGCCGCCGCGGTGGCTACGTTTCGAATCACACTCAAGCGGTCGCCATGCGGTAGGCCGCGAGGCTCTCGCCCTTGGCACAACCGAAATCCATGTAGCCGCGGAGGGTCACGCCCAGCACGGAAGCGTCGGCCTCCACTTGTTCAATGGTCGGCGCCTGCTGACCGTTGAGGAACACAACATCCATCGCGGGGAGGTCGGCCGCATCCGCACACAGCCACCACGTCGAGGCGCTGGAGAGATACGCGGACGAAACCACGCGATACCGACCGGCGAGAACGTTGGCGTTACCCTGCGCGGTGGTGTTGCCGCTGATGAGGAGCGACGAACTCATCATCTCCGCAGCGGTCAACTCCAGTTCCGGCGGAACCAGAAGAACGCGCGGCGCGATGCCGAGCGGGTTGCCATCGGGATCGGTGAGTTTCCGATAGGCAGTAGCCGCAGCCTTCAGCGAGGTCAGCGACAGGGCATTACCGGCGCCCGCCGTGGCCTTGCTGTAGAACGTGCTGTTGCCGCTCTGGAACTCACCCCAAATCACGTCGTTCATCGCAAGGGCCGCCCCTCTCCCAATTTTGGACGTGACCGCGCTGAGCGCGTTCATGTCATCATTGATGAGGTCGGTGCGGGTGATGCTCGACGTGACCCCGTAGGTATCCGCCGAAACTGACCGCTTGCTATCGCTCGCATCGGCCGACTTCAGTTCGCCGCCGTTCCCCACCTTGGAAAACTTAAACGAACCGTTGAGGCGGAACAGGTTGATAGCCTTCAGGTCGGAAACGCTGCGCGTCTGCGACACGGAATCCCAAGTCCGCTCCACGGCGTTGAAACCGGAGAGGAGGAACTTGTTCGCGACGGCCGACAGAATGTCGGAAATCGCGTGCGTGGCGAAGGCGGCCCGAATCACCATCGGGAGGTTGGACGCGCTGATCCGGTGCGAACCGTTGTAGCCGTTCGCGCGGGCAGCCTCGACAAAAACCTCGCCGAGCGAAACCGTGCGCTTGATCTTGTCGGCCGCCTCAAGCGTGCGGGCATCGAAAGCCTTGTCGGCATTCGGAAGCCCAGCCTGCAAGCACAGCGCCGCCTCGACCACGCGGCCGTTATCGACCGCATCGGCCACAACATGAACAGCCGGGGCGCGACTCTCGCGCGTGGCCTGCAACTTCTGCATGGTTTCAACCTTCTCCGTAAGGGCAGCCACCGCGGCCTTAAGGTCGGCGGAATCGTCGGCCTTCGCGGTGATGGTGGGAACCTCCACGGCGACCGTCGCCGGGGCTTCCGTTGCGGCCGAAATCGGCTCAACGGGCGTATCGTTGGCGTCGTGCGCCATAGTTGTTTCCTCCGCGTCTGCGGCAATCTGCACGGCGGTTGCGTCATCCGCGCCAAGGGTAACGAAAGAAACCTCGCGCAACGTCGAGGCTTTGACGATTCGGATCGGGCCGTGGAAGGCTTGCCCGTTCACGGTTACGGTTTGGTCGGCCGGGATGCGCTCATGGCGCGACACGTCGGCGCCGATCGATGCCTGCCACCGAAAGCCCTTGTCGGCCAATTCAAGAACGCGGCCGGCGCTATCGGTGGAAGCCAGCATTTCGGCATTCACAATCAACTGCCCGCCTTCCACGCTGTTCGCGGTGGTCTGCCCAAGAATGGAACCGAGCGCGTAATCGTGGCCCAGCACGATCGGGATTTGCTGCCGCAGTTTCATGCCGGCAAGGTCAATGACGATCGGCTCCCGCGACCACGCTTGCCGGATCGCGCCGCCCGTGTAGGCGACAATGCGAACCTTCCGCGGGCCGGCCGAAGCCCCCTCACCCTCCGGGGCATCGGCAGCCGCGATGAACTCAACCGGCATTTCCGAAAAACAAACCTTCGTTTTCATGCGTCTTGCGTGTCCTGTTGAGGCTGCGCGGTCGGCGCGGCGGCCGGCACTTCCGGCAGCCCTAGTTCCCGCTGGAGCGCGATTTCCGCGGCCCGCTGCCGCAGTTCCGATTCCCAGTTTTTGCCGGCCTTCGCGTATTCGGCGGCAAGCGTTGTGGTGTTCGTGCGCAGCCGGATTTCGGTTGCGGTGGCTTCCTTCGCCGGATCAACGTGTTCTCGCCCGTCCCACACCCATGCCCATTGCCATTCCGCGATCGGCGGAAGACCGGCGGGAATCATGCCTTCGATTAGGGCGGCTTCGTCCAGCCACGCGAGGAACACGCGGTCGAGACAAATGCGCTCCAGTTCGTCGCGCATAACCCGCGTGTTCGCGATATGGATGGTCGAATCCATCCGGCCGGATGCGTAGTTGTAGGAAGACGAATCAAGCGCGGCCATGTTGAACGGCAGGCCCACGCTGCGGCCAATCTCGCCAACGATTTCGCGCTTGAAGGCGCTATAGGTGTTCGTCGGCTGTTCGGCCTTCAACTGCGACACGCTCCACCCTTCCGGCAGGGTGACAAGCGACCGCTTTTCAATGTCCATCGATTCGAACGGCGTAACCTCGTCCACTTCCGCGGCGGGGCTGTTCGAATGAATGAACGCGGCGAGGTCGGCCGCGGTTTCCGCGGCGGCAATCGTGGCTTCGGTGTAGCGGCGCAGGTTGGCGAACAGCCGCAGCGAAGGGGCGATTTCCGGCATCCCGCGGTTTTGCTGCGGGCGGATGCGGTTGAACCAATGCACCATGTTTCGCGCGTCTACGCGCGTGAAATCGGTGGCCGCGGTGTACCAGTTGGAACCGGGATGGTAGCGCAGCACGCGATAGGCAATCACGTTGCCGGCCGCGTCAAACTCCAGACCATCGACGGCGGAACCTTCGGGCGTTACTCCCTCATCCATGCCGAGCGGCGTGGCGACCATTTCGGCTTCGATGAGCCGAACGTCGAGTTGCACCCCGTCAAGCGCCGGGTTGGTGAACATCTGCGCGAAGGCTTCGCCGTCGATTAGACGCGCTTGCCGCATCGTGCGGAGTTTGCCGGGGAGGTCGATCCGCCACATATCATCGAAAAAGCGCTTTTCGACTTCGCGATCGGCTTCGGGTGAGCCGGTGGTGAGTTGCAGCCGCGGCCCGGTTCCCACCAAATCAACCGCGAGCGTTTCCGCGATGCCGGCCAAATACGAATTGTTCATCCGCTCATAGCGGGCGCGGTTGCGCATGCGCGCCCGCTTCAGCGGGGTTAGCGCCCCGTCCATCGAAAGGTAATCGGCATTCGCCCAGTGCCGATGATCGTCGGTCGATGCCTCCGCATCGAATCCGGCGCGCACGCGAGCGGGCGGCGCCGCAACCCGCGCCCGCTTCGTGCCGAACATGCGCGAAAGCATTCCCACTAGACAGACCCCGGCGGAATGAGTTTGTTGAACCGCAGGCCGCGCGACTTTGTGCCGGCCGCAGCCCGCGCGGCCAAATACTTATCCGCCTCAATCTGCTTGGAAATGTCCTGCGACTCGACTTCCCCGGCATCCGTGCGTACCCGCTTGGGGCCGGTCGCCGTGGATTCGATCGCCTCGCGCACTTCTTCGCTCATATTCCGACAGGCTACGCGCGAACGGCCCGCGCGTATGGGTCTGTGGTTATGAGCGAACCCAATCCGCGCCGCTGCGCTGGTAGCGCCGAACGTCGCGGAACAGCATCCGCTCCGCGATGCGTTGCGTTGTCTCGCTAAACACGGCGAGCGGTTGCGTTCGGTCGATCATGCCGGCCGCGAGCAAAAAGCCGGCGAGCGCGGACGCAATGCCGCGCCCGCGGAACATGGGATCGGTGAACATTTCGAGCGTCTGCATTTCGCGCCAGCGGTGGGAACAGGCCCACCCGGCAAGGCAGCCGCGAGAATGCCAAAGGGCTAGCGGCGTGACGCTGGACGCATCCCCGGAGAGGATGCCGGCGATTTCGATTTGAAACTCGCTGCCGGGCCGCGTGAGCCGGCGCACGATGGCGACGGCATCCGGTTCGGCCAGCCCATCGGCGGCGACTAGGGAAATCGATTCCATGCCCGCAGGCTACGCGGCGGGGCCGCGCGGCCTGCGGGTCTGTGGCTACTGCAAACCGCCGTTGATGTTCCTGCCTTTATCGTCCAGCACATACCATTCCGCGCCAGCGTAGTTCCGTTCCGCGTATGCGTTGGCATCCTCGCGCGTCATCGCCATAAATGTTTCCGCAACGTCCCACGTTCCATCCGCCTTGACGAATGCCACGCGGTATTCGCGCCCGGTGGCGACCACTTCCGCAAAATTGCTAATCGCCGGATTGTCGTTTGATCCAAAAGCCTTCATCGCGTTTCCCCTTTGCGTTGGTTCCTGTCGATCCGCCCCGGCGGCACCGTGCCGCCGGGGTTGCGTGCGTTCAATCCACAACCGGCAACAGGTTTTCTCCATTAGAAATCTTTTTGCCACGAAAGAAAACGGATCGTTTCGAAAGGCCGGCCGTTACGGTAGCCGCCGCGAGCGCATCCGCTAGCGTGTCGTGTGTAGACAGCGTTCTCCATTTGCCCCACTTCATTGCGGCCCCGCCTTTTATGTATGGGTTGCGGTAAACTCCCGCGTAGTCTTTTTGCTTCACAATGTATTTTTGGCTTTGCATTGCTTGGGTTCCCTTCGCGTTGGTTCCTATCGTACCTCCCGGCCGGCCACCGTGGCCGGCCGGGCTTGTGTTGTCAGCCGTCACGCGGCGATTGCCGCGAGGAACTCCCAAGCCAGTTCCGTTTCCGGCTGCATACCTCCCAGCGGGATGTATGTCGTGACGTTGCTATAGGCAACGTCAGCGGTCGCCCAATCCTGACGCGCGAAGGCATCAAGAAACCGGCCAGCCTCCGCGGCGACCCAGTTCCGCGTTCCTTCGGTCAGGCGGGAAAACTTGTTGGCGAGGTTCGTCATTGCTTGGGTTCCTTTTCGCGTTGGCCGTCGCGAGTCTCATTTGCTCGCGACTGCCCTACTATAGCCTATCGGCAATAGCCTGTCCAGCCCTCCAACCAAAATTATTTTTGCCCCTGTTTCGGCCGGGAAATGCGGGGGTTCCGGCCGTCGCTCGCGGCTAGCCACTTTTGCCGCTGGCCCCCTCGCCGGCCGGCGCGGCGCCACCATCCAGCACAACCGGCGCGGTGGTTTCGATCCAGACCCTAGCCCCGCACGAAAGCGGCTTGCACGGCGAATAGACCACCGTACTAGGCCCAAGAATCTGCACGGAGTGGCAATAGGTGTTGCTGCCACCCGCCTTGACTGTCAGCACCGGCGCCGCCTCGCCGGTCTTTGCGTTGCGGCGGATAACGTGTTGGTTAACGTGGATTCGCGTGATGCGTGGCATGGGTTGCGCCCTGCGATTACTTGGCTTTTTTCCAGTGTCCAGCAATGACCATTTTCCGCCCAGTGATGCCGCACGTTTTGCGATGCCCCTCAACCCAAACGAATGCCGCGCGACCGTCAACGAACCAAATCCGTTTGCCGTTAATCTCTTTTACTGCGTTCATCGTTTGTTCTCCGTTGCTGGTTTCGTGTCCCGTCATGCCCTAATATATCCTATCGGCAATACCGTGTCCAGCCCTCCACCAAATATTTTTTGGGGGGCCGGTTTTCGCGGGGGAAACGCGGTTTCCCGGCCCCCGGCCCCGGCTAGCCAGTTCGCCGCCGCACCGTGATTTTCCCGCCCCCGCTGCCCTTCGGCAGTTCCACCCGGCGGCGCTGCCGCTGCCCGGTTTCGGTGGCCGCAGGGGATAGCCCCGCGATCGATGCCGCCACCGCAGCGCCCACCAGACAATCCCACCAGTGATTATCCCGGCCCAGTGTTTTCCATTCATCGACCACTCGCCCGCGGGCTTCGGTGCGAACCGGGTATTCCGCGGTCAGGTGTTCGGCTAGCAGTTCGTGTTGCCCCGCGCATAGCGCGATGGCTTCGGGATCGCCAAGCGGCAGCCGCAGCCGCGCGGCGACAAACGTTTTCCACCAATTCGTATCGAAGAGCGCCGAGCGCTGGCCGGCGCTGACTTGACCGATGCGCCAATGCAGCCCCATGCGGTCGCCGCGCGCCTTGCCCTTGTCGGTGAGCGGCTGCCCCGATGCGCCGATGCCGCGGCCGTGGCTAGGCAGGATGCTCGCCGCGAACGCGGAACGCCGCGCGAACGTGCGCACGGTCGCGGTCGATTGCCCCCAGTTCGCATCTACCATCAATTGCCGAATGCGCATCGCGGCCCCATCCTCGCGCGGCCACTCGCGCCCCATCAGCGCCACCGTTGCCGCCTCAAGGCCAGCCGATAGCGAAGCCTCCAGCCCGGCGCCATTCGCCGCCATCGATAGCGTGCGCTTGGCGTGCGCCGCTTCGAAAAACGAAACGGCTTGTTCGGGGTGCGCCCCGTAGGCGACAACGTGACCACCGAACGATTGCGACCACGAAGCCACAAGCCAAAACAATACGCGCTCCTGCACGTCGATAAACGCGGTCAGCGTGTCATGCCCCAGCGGCACCACGCCGCGCGGAACGTTCGTAGCCCGCGCGGCTAGTTCGCGTTTCTGTAGCCGGCCGGTTTCGTTTTGCTCTAGCACTGGATCGTTTTGGTATTCCGCCGCGAACGCGGATTCGCCGCGGTCAATGCGGAGGTTGTAAGCGTGCTGGAGCGCGGATAATTCGTCTTCGTTGCGGCGGGCTTGCCATGCCACGCGGGAGCCGGCATCCATCGCGGCGCGGTTCGTGGCGTAAAACTCCGTCGCCTCCGCGGTGCCGCGGCCCGTCCGCTGCCCCTCGCGGCGCAGTTCCGCGTATTGCGCCCATAGGTTTTCCGCGGTCGGCCAATCGTAAACCAACCGCATCCGCTCGCCCTGCCACGCGGGGTGGCGCGAGCGGTCTAGTAGCCGGTCGGCTAGATCGTCTGGCTTTACCACCGTGACGGTGCAAAGGCCGGAGATTTTCTTACCGGGGCCGGCTAGCCCCAATATCGCGCCCTTCAGCACACCCTCGCGGGTGGCAACTTGCGACGGGCTAGCCGCGCTTTCGTCGGTCTGCGGATCATCGATTAGCACCAGCGACGGCCGCGCCTTGCGGCCGTCGCAAGCGCGTTTCGCGCTCATGCCGCGGATGCGGCCCGTGATGCCGGCAACGCGGATGATGGCGCCGCTCGCCTTCGATCCTTCGATGGTGGGAAACTGCACTTCGTTTGCCGTCCAAACGATATTCGTCGGCCGGCCTTTGTAGAGTTGCCCCGCGGCGCGCTGGTGAATGTTTTCGAGCGCCACAATCGGGTAGATCGCTTCGGGGAAATCGTCTAGCAACCGTTCGTTGGTTTCGCATTCAACCTTGATCGACTCCAGCATCGTGCGCGCGTGTTCCTCATCGGCGCCGATGATTGCGACGAAATCGCGGTAGCCGAACACGGTTCCCCACAACGCGGCGGCTTCAGCAAGCGACGTTTTGCCGCTGCCGCGCGGCATGGCATAGGCGAACAGGTCGCCGCGCATCACGGACGATTCGATAGCCTCCATGACGCGCAGATGATCGGGCGACCACTCTAGCGCGAACGTCGCCGGCAAATACGATTCGCAAAACGCGCGGAACGATTGGGCGGCGTTTTTCTTCCGCGCGGGATCGACCACCGCGGGAATGGCGCCAATGTCGCGCCCGCTCTCCGACATCTCCGCAGCCCGCCGCGCCATCCGCTCGCGGTGCGCTTCGTATTGCTGCCGGTTGAAGGTGTCGGCAGCGGGGGCGGCTTCGGCCGGCTTCGCCGGCTGGCGCTTCGGCTTCCCCTTGCTCGCTTTGCCCGCGGCACGCTTCGCCATCACGGGCGGCCCGCCTCGCGGTTGCCGCCGAAGGCGGCAAGTATACCGCGGCCGTTTCGGGAAGCCGCCGCGGCGCGCGAACGTTGGCCGGCCGGGGCCGGACGCGCGGGCGAGGGGCAGGGGATCGCGAGCGCCGCGGAGGCTGCCGGTCGCGCCGCCGCCGCGCGAACGCGCACGAAATCGCGCGCGAACCGCGACGGGCTGGAACGGCCCGCCGAAAGAAAATCACTTCGGTTTTGCGTAGGCTCGCGTGCCCCCCCCCCCCCCCGCGGGCCGCC